TGGTGTACTGACGGACAACACGGATCGAAAGTCCTAGCTCTTTATCAGAGGCACGACCTGCGAAATGCACACCGTCTGGCAGCTCTAAATCAGCACAAGCCAAAGTGAAAGCATTTTTGTGCATCACAATGTTTTGCGGCGAAACAGTACCAGTTTTGTTAAAGAAAGTCACAGCAGCGGTAGCCGACGTGGTCGGGATCGAAACGTTTTGGAATTGACCTGCGGTAATGACAGCAGGCGAAACCACTACGTTAAACGTTGCGCCAGTACCTGATGCAGCGGTAGTCACAACAAAGCTGCGTAGCTTGTTTGTGCCGTATGCAGCACGGTTCTGTGGGTTGACAGCAAACACACCAGCGATCTGGATGGTATCGCCAACGTTTAAGCTGACAGCACCAGTTGAAGTTAGGCTGATGGTTGATGTTGATGCCCAACCGCTAGTTAGAAAGCCTGTAGCAGTCGTTGTAGCAACAACAGCAGTACCAGCCGATGTGCCATAAGTTTGATTGACAACGTTCTGATCCATGTACCAGTTCATGCCGCCTGAGTCACGACCCATCATGCCTTTCTTGTACTGATCGGCAATCACGTTCGATGGAACAAACAAGCCCTTGAGCGAGTCAACAATTGAGGCTGAAGTGAATGGCTCAATAATGCAAGAACGCTTACCGTCACGAGGTGCGCCTTCGCTGTCCAGAAAGGCTTGGGCAGTCAGAAAGGTAAGCAATGCGCTTGGGGTTGTTCCGGCAGTACCGACGGTATTGGCGGTATTGTTTTTAGCCATCGTCAGACCATCAGCGTCTACTTTGTTGGCAATCGCTGCAATAGCAGGTTTAAGCACACGATCCGAAAAAGAATCTAAGCTCAATGCTAAGTCTTGGGTGGTGAACTGTGTGTCAACGTGAAACTGAGTTGACAGGGTAACAGGCACAGAGGTTTCGTTAAAATCTTCAACGTTTAGAGCTGGGCCAGTAGTACCGATAAAACGACCTGGTCTACGGACGTTTACGGTGTTACCGATTTTTGCGCCGACAACAGCAAATTGCTCGTCATACTTGCGCTCGACTTGACCTGTAAAAGTCAATTCGTTTTCGAGAACCATCAAGGCCTCGTTGGTAATCTTGCTAATGGTAAGTAGTTGGTTTGCCATGATAAATCCTATCAAAAATTAGATTTTCCATCACCTAATTTTCCCCGCTTTTCTGGCTTCACGCCATTGGCTATACGTTCCGTGAAACTCACCATCGCTGCCGATTGTGGTATCCATCGAACCGCCCGTAGCCCGCAAAGGGTTAATCGGTGCTGGTGCTTTAGACCGCACAACAGGTTTAGTTTCGGTCTTTTCAAACCTAGCTTCCAGTTTCCCTATCTCTCTCAATGCGCTAATCACCGTCATCTTTGACAGCTTTTCAGCGTAATCTGGATTCTCAGCTAAGTGGTACAGGATTCTTGGGCCTGCATCACTTTCTAAAAGAGCATCACGCACTTGGTCTGAAACCATTACGTCAGATGACTCAATCATGTCCTGATAATCCGGTAGCTCTTTCTTAGTAGTTTCTAGCCGATCATTCCAAACCTCAATTAGTTTGTCATGCTCTGCTTGATACTTCTTTTCAAGCTCTACTCGATCACGATTCTTTAACGCTTGTTCAGCAGAGTATTCAGCCAACGCTCTTGCATATTCAAAAGCATCGTTGAATTGCTCAGGTTTTGGTTCTTCGTCTAACGCATCAACCCTTTGTTGTGGCTGAGTCCGTCTTTCTAGTTCCGCTACCTTTGCTTCTAGAGACTCCCTCGCTTCACGTTCACGCTTCGCTTCTTCACGAGCCGCCTCACGTTGCTTAGTAATCTCAGAAAACCGCTTTTCAAGTTTAGGATTCTGTTTACCTGTTCTAGCTTCGTCCTCGGACTTGGGTTCACTCTGTTCCGGTGCTTGATCTGGCTCTGAATCATCAGCCTCAGTATCTGCACGGTCAGCTAAACCTAATTTCTGTGCCGCAAACTCTGCAATATTTTCACTTGTTACTACTGTCTCTGCTTGACGTTCTGACATGGATTTATCCAAGAATTAACCCAGTTGTGTCTAACTGGTAAGATTTGCTAATAATAATCCAAATATATTAAATGTCAACGTTGTATAAATGGACTGGTTTCGGTGTGAATCTCGCCCTCAGAAAATGCGTACATTCTCTGTGCTTCAGCATCACGCTTGGCAATCTCTGCTTGTAACTGGTTGGTATCCATGCGAGCAAGCATTAACTTGGTCATTGCATCCAGTTCGGCTTTATTCTGCGAAACCATCGAATTCATAATATTTTGATTAACTTTTGCTTCGTTAATCGTCTCGGTATTGTGCGCCCTAGAAGTTACATCCATTAACTTACGTTTGGTTTCACCATCTTGCTGCATCGCAACAACATCAGCTCGACTCTTGATAATCATGTCCATTTGCTGCATTTGCTGCTGCATCTGTTCCATCATCTGCTTAGACTGCGCTAGTTGCATCTGCACCTGTGGTGGAATGTCTGATTTCTCGTCAACGTTCGCCAATGGGTTTGACGCTGCTAAACGATCAGCAATAATGTCTGCGCCAGGGAAGTCCATGTTTCTAAAGATCAGATCACCCGCCACTTTCATCAAGTCTGGACTTGCAGCGAGCAATGGCATCATGTTGGCAACAGCCTCTTGACGCTTGGAGTTGTAGCCTGGGCCTGTCTCCATCACAACGTCATATTCGCCCACCGTTACATCATTGAGAATCTTAGTCACGCCTGCATCATCTACTGTGCGTTGGTTAAGCGTTATTAACTCAGGCTGATTGTCATAGCCAATGATCCGCATCACTCGCTCGTGGTCGTATATCTTAGGAATTAGATCGAGCAGGATCTTGCCTGCGTATCGGATCGAACGGGTCAGGTTGTCAAAGTAATGAAAGTTAGTCAGATCAATCTGCTGTTGCTGACCATTAATAGCTTTGCCCGATAGGTTGCCAGATGGCATTTGATTAGGGTCAAAGATACCTAGTACAGCTTGCAAATCGTTGTTGATTGACGCACTTGCAGCAAGAATACCTGCTGGTGGTGGTTCAGGCTGTAGCCGTGTTGGTGCAGGCGCAGGCACACCTTCAATGTCTTTCTGCTTATAGCGCAACACAGGACTTGACTTGATGTTAGCTGAAGCCCATTCCATCTCATGCCCTTCGTCTTGGCCTTCAGCCATAAGCCACTTAGCTTTAGGGGCGAGTGCGACAGACTCAGTAATAGACGTTTGCCAAAAGTTCAGCATACGCTGTGGGTCTTTAGCGTTACGCACCAAGCCATACTTTTTACGCTTCGACTCAATGACAAGTTGCTGACCGTATACGGGAATAATAGGAATGTACTTGCCAGGCCAATCCCGTTCTTCAAGCACCTCCATAGCGGTCAACTTGCACCACTTGATCTGCTTACGCATTGACTCACGTTCGCTGACAATGGTAATTCCTGCCATAGCTAAGATTGCTTGATCGGGCAGCTCATCCTTGTAGACAGACGTACCATCCGACAGTTGGACTAGCTTGACCGCTTTACGCTCGGTGTAGAAGTATTCGGCAATGCGAATATCATCTTTCATAATCCATTCGGCAGAATCGTCACCAGTTCCACGATAAGTAAAGCTACCTAGATCAGCATCTGGATACATTTCCTGAAAGATTTTCTTTTCAATGACTGTTGTAATTAAGCAACGATCAGCGTCAGAACCATCAGGTAGGATTGAATTAGGATCGAAATAGACGGTAAATGGGTTATCAATCGGGCGAATGTAAATTTCTTGGTCAAACGAATCGTCACGAATGTAGTCAGTAATCACCCGAAAGTAGCCCCAACCCATGCGTACAGAGTAGTCAAACGCCGTATCGTAGGCTTGATCTGCGTCTGAGTTGACCTCAATGTGACGGATTACGCCTGTCAGGATTTCCGCTAGTTTCTCGTTAGAGCTAGTGTTTGTGCCGTGAACCTTGATGCGTGGGCGAGCCTGACGCTGTTGATTCGTAACCTGTCGAATGTACGGATCAATCTTGTTAATCGTCAGGCATGGTCTGGCTTCAAGGTTGCGACTGTTCTGAATCTCGGTAGGCCATTGATCGCCAGCGGCAAACTTCAAATCCTCTAGGGCTTCGCTACGATTCGATTGATCTGCATCTGTAGTCAGGCGCAGGAATTTCATTGCATCAGCAATGCGTGGGTCGTTTTCGTTGTCCATCATCCCATCCAGCTTGCAGGTAATTGATACGTTGTCTGTTTCTTAATCTTGCGTGGCTCGTTGACTACTAGCCCAATATAACGAAATGCGTCTGCGCCGTGCGAATAGTTATCGTGCAACGGGCTTTTGCTAAACATTTTAGTGTCAGGATCTACATCATAACGATAGTGCCGCAAACATTGTAGCCCTTCAGCACATTCCTCACGATCAAAATAACACTTAGGGAATATTGTTCTAGCTGCGTTAATGCTATCAGAAACGGGTACTTTTGAGGTGATTTGCACCTTATAACCCGCAGCTCGCACGATTTCCTCAATGCTGCGACCATTAGCCGCTAGTGTTTTATTCTGTGCATCATGCGGCAACCATAGCGTGTCATAGACGTAACCATAGGTCTGCATCACAGACAAGTAATGGCTGATCGTGCGCTGATTATCCTCAATGTATCGGATTAAATGAATTTCCATACCGATAAACTGAACAAACCATATCGCCGTAGCATCTGCCCAGCCTAAGTCAAACACCGCATGAACTGGTTTTGCAGGATCATATGGCACTCGCATAATGCGACCTTCAAGATCAGCCGATTGCATCTCACGAGCAAACACCGCACCGTCTACCGTCTGTCTGCAAACGCCTTCCCAGACCGTGTTGTATGAATCAATATCACGCTCTTTTAGTGCGTCTTTCTCAAGTCTAAGCGTCTCAGGAAACCAAGGATTGTCCGACCAGTTGATCTTTTCGATCACGCAGTCTTTGGGTGGATGGGCAACAAACCGTTGAAACGTATCATCAGTCTCTAACTCAGGGTTAAACGTTACCCATATCTCGGACTGCTCTTTACGGATTGTTGGGATCAGCACGTTCCAACTAGATTTTGATACAGTTTGTGCTTCCTCAACCCAACAAATGTCCACGCCTTCAAAGGATTTGACGTTAGATATATTGTTTTTCAGTCCGACAAAGAAAAATTCTGAGCCGTTCTTGCCCTTGATCGAAGCCTGGGTGATTTCGTAGAACCCATCTAACCCCAAGTCTGCAATCTGATCCGATAGCAGTTTATGCACCGAATCTTTGATTGAAGTCTGGTATTCACGAGCGCACAGTATGCGTAACTGGTCACGAGCCGCAAGGATTAGTAACGCTCTCGCCACGCCCCAAGACTTTGCACCACCTCGACCACCGAATAGAACCCGATACCGTGAGCGTGGGGGATCGAATAGGCAACTTAGTTTCTCTGGAAACTCAGCCTTCGCTATTGCTTGCGCTAGTGTCATTGGGTGCAATAAAAGTTACTTGAATTCCGGCTAACAATGCTGAACCGTCAGAATTTTCTAAAGTGTTTGTTTGGATGGGTTTGCCATCAATGCGAT